TGGTGGTAGAACCATTCCCTGTGTAGCTGTTCCTTTTGGTTGTGCTGCTAACTGTCATTTTTCACTCCTTGCACCGCATCATATCACTGTATGATTAAATATCCTAGTTAGGACGACTTCTCTCTGGTAAATCCTCTGTTGCTATCTTAATTGCGTTTTGTATGCCAATGGCATTTGAGAATGGAAATATGGTCGCCAAAGACCTAGCACGCCCTTTTGTCATTTGAATATCGGGGTTAAGTCCAGCCCTAGTTACAGCTTTAAGTGTATTCTCCACTCCAAGATGACCAAAAACAATTTGATAGCTTGGGTTTCCAGTCACGAAATTACTATCTAGCCCACTACTCCTGTAGCTAAACATTGCGCTGTCTGGGCCATAAAAATCCAATATTGAGTCAACGGCACCAGGAATAAAAGCCGCATAGCTTGATCTTGCAAAAGATGCCTTTGCTATTTCTAAAGGCGTAAGCCTTTCTTCTCTACGTTTTCTTTTTTCTTTTTCACTAAGGCCAATCATTTGTATCTGTTGCTGTGCCGTATACGCTAAACCAGCGGTCAATGACGAATACATCATTGCCTGATACCCTCTCATATCATTCATTTTTAGATTATGAAGAAGCTGTTTGGCGTGAGACACAACCATAAATGTCCTAAACTGCACAAGCAACTTTCCATACTCTTTGGTCATAAACAGGCTTAAATTACCAACATCATTTTGTTGCACTGCTCTTCTTGTCCACCTTGCAACTGCTATCCCCAATATGTCTCTGGCTTGTGCGCCCTCTGCTGTTTTACCCCATTCTTCTAAATTTATTTCTCTAAGTTTTTTTGTTTTGAACAGATATGAATCTTCTAGTTTTGCGTGTTTTTTAAAATATTTAAAAACTAACTTTGCTTCATCATCGCCCAAACCAAGGCTTCTCATCCTTTTAAGACTTAGGCTTTTGTTAGAAAACACCATGTCTGCCAAAGTTTGCATGACAATGCGAGATGTGCCTCGTTCTAAACCAAGCGTGATTGGAGCCATACCTGATATGTCAGCAGTAATTCTCTTTGCCCTATCCACGCCTCGTTGCGCACCGTCTAATATTCCTCTGCCATAAGGAGAATTTGTTTCAAGCTGGTCTATTCTATGGATCATTTGATTGGTCATGCGTTCCGAGCCAGTGCCATAAAATGCTTCAATGTCGCGCAACACAGGGTCTGTAAGCTCTCCGTTCTTGGCGCGTTTAATCATGGCGCGAAACTCTGGAACTACTCTTATCAAGCCTCGCACTCCCCCGACTTGCACTGCATTACCAAGCTCTGCAAATTGCGCAAACCCGACTTGGTTCATCAACCTAATAAAATTAAAATCCTGCACAAGCCTTGATATTTTCATATAAGCAGCATTTGGATCACCGGAATTAGGAGGGCGCCGTCCTAAAATCATGTTGTAGATTGTTCTTGCAACTTCTTCCTCTTTTTCAATTCTTTTTCTATTCTTCTGCCTAATTTTTCCCACACCCTCATTTAAAGCGTAATCCTTTGCTTGATTTATCAAAGACTCAAAATCGCTCTCTGACTTGATGCCTTTTTTAGCGAGGGCAATGCGCCCAGACATTTCATTTGCATACAAGGTAAATACTTGCTCTGCATCACGCTCTTGTAAGTCTTTAATAGAAAACTCTTCAAGTACGCCAGTTTCCCTATTGACGGCCTGATACCTTGTTTCCATGTCGAATCTTAACCTGTATTTAGCCCTTGACGGTACACCAGTTTGTTTTTGCTCAAACAAACCAAGCAAGCTATCCAACTCTTCATCCGTAAATGCGCGAAACTCTCCACCCTCTTCCTTGCCAAATTTTTCCTCTTTCATAATTTGCTTCAGAGTATCTCTGCTATCAGCGGTAAACAAACGAGAGAAACCAGAGTCTATCCCAGCTAGATCACTCTTAATTTTTATGTTCATAGACTTGGCAATTTGTGCAGCAGCTTCTTCTGTTAAGTCTGTGGTGCCATTAAGCAAACCCTGTCTTAGCAAAGACTCAATGCCGTCATCTCCTATTTTTATACGCATGTCATCAAACTTAAACTTGTTCCACCTATGCGTAAAATACGTTAAATTTTCTGGGATGTTTTCAAAGCCTTTTACCCCAGCCTCTTTGGCCTCTCGTAGAATATCGCGATACAACTCTGCGTTTCTTTGTGCCATCCGCTTGACGGCTGGTGAATGTATGCCGTTTGGGTTTTCAATCGCATCAGCCACCTGCTCTCCAAAGGATGTCCTTTGTTTAGACTGTGATCTACGAAAGAACCCTATATTGTTTTCTTTTGCCCACGCCTTGTATTCAACGCCGTAGGTTTGATAGAACCGTGCAAGTTTTCCTTTAAAAGCATTTGTCTTGAGCAAGTCAGCGGTTGATTCAATGACATTATCACCGCGCACACCAACCGCATCTTCAGCCAACCTTCTTCCCAAGCCGTTTATTATCGGATTGTCCGACTGCATTAAAAAGTTACCCATGTCTATTCTAAGGTTTAGTCCAAACAAAGACTCAGATTTTTGCAACTCGCCAAACTCTTCAGCGGTTTCTGGTGTGTTCTTTCTAAGGTTTCTTTCCAAAACTGGTGGAAAGTATGGGTTTTCTGCTGCACCAACGCTTTTATCATCTAACAAATCTCTTTTTGCGTTTGCCTGTATCTCTATCTTTTGTGCGTTCTCAGTCTCAGCAAGCAAGTTTTCCATTGCTTTTGTAAGCTCTTTCTCGTTGCCTACAGAGCGCGATATAGCACCCACACCGCCACCTAACAACAAACCACCAACCCCAGCATACAGAACATCATACTCATCCCTAGTGACGCTCTCACTAGCTATGTAACCTTCTATAGCTGCGTTGGTTGTCGCGCCACCAACAGCACCGCGCACAATACGCCCAATCCTTGACATTTTGTTGCCCCATACCAAGGGCGCAGCAGCACCGCCTAACGCGCTAATACCTATAGCTGCTGGATCAATCATGTTGACGCCCAGCCTAAGAGCAACTCCAGACCACCCCCAAGACTGCATTTTCTTTTCATTGTCTACCGATTCCAAAACCCTTTCGCGCATACTTCTTGCGTGTGCCTCGCTTACAGTATCTTCTAAAAAGTCGTGATAGTTTTCTGGGATATCAGCGGTAAGCTCATTAAAAAGGTCTTGGCTTAAGCCTTCTTCAAGATAGTTTAGATCTACTTCAAACTCTGGCTTGTCAGCCATAATGTATGAGTGCATCCAATCTTCTTCCATACTCGACCCAATGAACTCACTGAAAGACGCTTGCGGCCTTTCTTCTTCAGCAAGCTCTTCTGCTCTCTCAACAGCCGCTTCGCGCACTTGTCGCAACTCACGAGTGCCTATAGGTTCCGTTGCAAAAGGTCTTAGTAAATCTTGTTCTTCAGCCATATAATAAAATTATCCTATTTACATTGGCGCAACTGACATAAACTTTGCCGCATCTTCCATTGCTTTTTGCATTTCTTCCTCATTGCTAACTGGAATATTACCCTTCAAAGCCTCATTAAGATCTTTGAGTGCTTTATCTTCTTTTCTTTTAGTCGCAGCGGGCTGTGCCTTTGCCAACTCTGCGACTGTGTAAGAAACGTATTGTCCATTTTCATTTTGCAACAAAAACCCACCATCTCTGACCAAATAAAACTTATCTATGGTGTTTGATATTGGTCTAATCCCAATGTTTTCTGGTTCTAAATCGCTATCCTCAAACAAAGTAGGATTTAGCCTTACAAAATCATCAACAACTATGTCAGCTATTTCTGAAATGTTATCCATCACATTTTTGCGCAAACCTTTTGGAAAGTCTGCTTTAGGAATCATAATATTTCGCACCAACTGATGGCTTTCAAAGTAATCTGCGGCAGCTTGCTCTAACGCCCGATCAGACGGAATGTTCATCCGCAAGTATTCCCGTGTCAGATTTTTGATGCCTAGAAGCATGTCTCCAACATTTTGTGGAGGGTCTAGGTCAAATTTGTACCACGGCTGATCTGTAACCTCATCTATACTAATATCAAGTTGATTTTCTATATCAGCCATCTTGATGTTTACATTTATCTCGTCACGCTGTGTTTTCATTTGCTGCAACGCGCCTTCAAACCCATAGATGTCACTCAAAACACCAAAACTTTTCCAGCGTCTAAGGTCATCACCCTCTAGATGCTTGTTTAACATCCCTGGCCTTACCTGCATGTTTTCAAACAAAGATATTGCTTGCCTGTCGTCATCGTCCAACTCTGTTTTATTCACATCTGAAAGACGACTAATTCCCCTTACAAGTATTTTACTAAACTGTTCTGAGGATACAGCATTTTCTTGCAACAACTGAAGTTGCGCTTGTATGTCTGGCTCTCTTGCTAAAACATTTGTGATTGCTTGCTGCTTTTCTGGTTCGGAAAGATCTAATGCTTGAGATTCAAGATCAACAGTGCCTTTTAAAAACGCTTGCTCTGCATTGATAATTTTGTTTTGTTTCTTTGCAGCGGTTGCCAAAGACTTTCTTGCGCTTGCTATGTCAGACATGACGTTTTGTGCATCATTCTTAAGGGCTACATTTTCAATAAATGGCACGTTGCCACCAAACTCTGTAGACAAAAGGTTTTCCATGGCTTGTAGCCTAGAAGCCGCAACACCAGCATCAAAGTCATTACTGGTGATGTTGTTCGACACATCATTTACAATCTGCTTTGCAATCTCAACTCCAATCTCTGCTAGCTCTGTATCTGTCTTATTATGCAACGCCCTTGCTTCTTCAGAATAATAAAGAGAAAACTCATCTATGCCCTGCTCCTCAGAAACCTGAAAATTATCTAAGGCAGTGCTTACCAAGTCTTGCGATATGTTATCTTCTATGTCCTTGAAATACTTTGGTATTGTTGTAAACTCAGCAATGGTTCTTTGATTCGCATCAAGGATGCCAAAATCTATAATTACTTCAGATCCAGTGTCGTCAACACCTGTGTAAACATCGCCGTTTCTTGCTGCTTGTTGAAGCATATCTTGATCTTCAAACGACACATCTAATGTTTGTAAACCACCTGTGACTGCTTCTGCTGCATTATCTCTTATTTCACTCCTTCTTGTTCTCATCAAACCTCTCAAAGCGCTTACTGACTTAAAACCTAGCGTGTCAGAAAGTATGTCTTTCTCAATTTGTTTTAAATCATTAGATGTTTGCGCTGCGATTATCCTTGTTTGATAATCTTGATAACTAATAGAAGAAGCGACACCTTGAGGGGTAAATTTAAGTCTCAATCCATTTGTGTTTGCATCTTGAAAGGTGTCATCTATTACGCGCTGAAGGCGAACTCTCTCTGGATGCCCATCTGCATACAGTGACATTTGATTGATTGATGTTTCAATGGTTGCTTCAGCAGCGTTAGTACGCGCCAGATTTCCTCGACCAAAAGCCTGATTTGCTCCGCTGCTGCGTTGTCCACGGGTGCTGTTGATAACAGCCGTTTCAACCAAACGTCTACGGCGCTCATCAAAGTTTTTGTTTTCTAAATTTTTGATAAGTTGTGTGCGGAATGAATCAAAATTTTTATTGAATGTTTTAGTGTCTGTATCGGTGTTGTTGGACAAAAATTCACTTGTCGCAATAACAGCGGCGTCAGCCTCCTGTGCAAGAATGCGGCGGTCTTCCGCATCTCGCTCTGCCATCTGAAAATCAAACTCAATTTTTTTCTGTCTTCTAGCAAATTCAATCTCGTTAAGTTGACGAGTTTTTTCTTGCCTCATCTGACCTTCTTCAATGCGTTGCTCGCCTTCAGCAAAAGCTGTTCCAGCGCGACCAATTTGTTCGCCAGTCTGGATTAAAGCGCGTGCAGGTGCCTGCAAATCACTTACAGGAAGCCTAGAAGAAAGGCCGCCTGCTGGCAAACCAACTGTTGGCCCTACACCTTTTCCATACAAAGGGATTCTTGGCATTTACCCTAACTCCCTTTCATACCTAGATTGCTCTATCTCTAGCATCCTATTTTGGAACTCAACTTGACTATCAAATGCAGCCTGACGTTGACCAAGTAATGTTTGGTTTTGGTTGTATTGCGCCATTGCTGACCCGCCTCCAATAAGACTTGAAATAGCAGACAATCTCAAACCTGCGGCCCTTGCCTTGCCACCAACCCTAGCTATAGCTGCATTTGTCAAGGAATTTGCCTCTTCTATGCTCCCAGCATATTGTATTCTTTGAGCATCAATTTCTGTGTTCAAATATGTGTCTTTCATCGCCTCAAGAGGACTACCTGACATTTGGATGCCACTAGCCGCAGTGACAACATTTTGTGTGCCTTTCAATCTTTCTGAAGCCTGACGCAAAGACGCTTCTTGCTGTCTTGTTGCCCTTTGTTTTGTCAAAAGGTTGTTTTCTTCTTGTTTTGCCTGAAACTCACCGAATTGTTCGGCTTGTTTTGCAAGCGCCCTGTTACCTTTGAAGCCAAATATAGACTGGGCAACACTTGCGGCGGCCTGTGCTTCTGCGCTCATACTACCCTCGCCATTCTAATATAGTCTTCACCGCGTACACCATATTTACGCATCAATCCCTCATGCTCTAGGCCAAGCCATTCAGCAAATCTTATAGCTGGATGGTCTTTGACATGAACACTTGCCTGCATCCTGCGCAGTTTGTGTTCTTCAAATATAGTATCAACCACACCTTTTGTATAA